ATTTCCCATCAAGATTCGTGATTTTTGCTTTGACCTCATCTTTCTTTTCCTTCAAATCGGTGGAAGGAATGCCAGTAAACACAGTATCATATCTAGCACCAACGTAGTGCTCTGATAATTCCATTGTATAATGTACCACACTCAAACCTCTCCGAACAGCTTCTGCACCTATTGCGGTGAGAATCCATGTTTTTCCTACACCCGAAGGTGCTACAACTACTCCAAGTTCACCAGGTCCTAATCCACCATCCATCAGTGCATTAATTGGCTCCCATTTAGTTGGAACTGTTGTTCTATTTATTTCCTCGGCTCTTAAATCAAAATCTTCGATATAATTTAATCCTAAATTGGTTTCATTACCAACTTTCATAGCCGAATCTACTAATTCTTTTATTCTATCATACGAACCAGCTTGTAACAAATCAACTGATTGTAAGATTACTCCTTTTAAATTTTGATTAATACAAAAGCTTTTGAATTCATCTTTTATATAATCTAAATCTACATTACCAACATTTGTAAAAACGTGTCTTAGTTGTTCTACTGTTGTTTTCTTTAATATTTCATTATCAACCTTTGATAGTTGAGCTTTGAATACATCTAATGTTGGTGGTTTTTTATACTCCGAATGATAATTTAGTATTTCAGATACAATCCATTTATTTGCATCGTTCTCAAAGAACTTTGCAGTTGTTATTTCACTAATTGTATCAAGAAATTTACCATCGGTCAATAATGCGGATAATACCTTCGATTGAAATGATTGTCCGAATTTTGATAATGTATCTATTTGTTCTGCCATTGACTCTTTTTAAAACTTATACAAATATACGAAATTTATTTTTAATATCCTAATTATTCTGTTATTAAATTACCAAAAGTGGTTTTTAACCAATCATTGATATCTCCAAAGTTTCCGATTACTTTGTATTTTAGTAGAATTTTCATAAAATCCATTTTATTTAGTGGAGTGATTGGCTCGTTAAACCTATCTAAAGTTTTCATCTTTATAGTACCACTAATATCAACATCATCCAATTGCATCAATTCTCTATTAAGTAAGATTTGTCTTTTGGATTTTAAAATATCATTGTATATTTTTATTTTTCCTTTTGTTTCCTCTGCTTTTTTCTCAGCAAGTTCTAATAAATCATCTACTGATAATTTCTTATCTTCTGTTATTTCAGGAAATCTTTTTACTACGGTCTTAATCCCACACCCATAAACACCAGGTATGTTATCGGATTTATCACCATCTAATACTCTATACAATAAAAGATTCTTGGATTCGATACCATATTCTTCTTTTACCATTTTGGTATTATACATTTTCTTTTTGGTAGGTGACCAAACGATAGTTGTATCATCAATCAGTTGAAGGAAATCCTTATCTGTTGACATTACTACCGCTTGTTCATCTTCCTTGAGAATTTTAGTGGATATATAAGCCATGATATCATCGGCTTCAACACCATCGTATATCATAGTTGTAAGAGGTAACCCATCTAACATTTCGTTTAACCAAACGTATTGTCTTTTCATAGATTCTCTTTCATCCTCATCATTCATCATACCTTTATATGCACGATTTACTCTGAGTTTGTTAGAATCTCTTTGAGCTTTATATCCACTAAATTTCTTCTTTCTTTGTGTAGAACCACCTTTCCCATCGAACACTACAACAACACGAGTTGGTTGAGTTTGTCTAATTGCATATCCAATCGATTTGAGAACACCAGTTGCACCACCAACATGGTCACCATCTTCATTCATTGTAGGAATGGATGACCAACATCTGATAAATGTATTTAACCCATCAATAATTAAAACACGAGAATTCTTGTGTCTATTGATATTCGTTTCTCTATCGGTTTCAACCGAATCTAAAATGTTTTTGTAGAGTTCTTTCATTATATAACTTCTTTTGTTGGAGGAAAGTATTTTTCTAATGCTTCTATTCTATCATCAGCATCTACTAACTTAATCAGAGCTTCCTCTGCATTTTTGTAGAAATCTTCAGTAGAATGGTCACCAATTCCAACTGCCTTATTTTCCAATAAGTCAAGAGATAAAAGTGCTTTAGCTTTATCAGCTTCAGCACTTAATCTCAACATTGTAACTAATTTACTCATATTGATTTTTGTTTTTACTCGTTAATTCCAGGTCCTGTCGTATCTATTTCCATAGCATCAATATCTAAAGTATCAGATTTATATTGTAAGATTGTTTCTTCACATATCTTTTTATAAATTTGTTCTCTGAGTTCAGTATTCGTATCCATCAAAGGAATAAAATCTTTTGATTGAAATTTGAATTCTTCACCAGTTTCAGTATCAACGTATGCATACCATGCACCTGCTTGTTTTACTAGTTTGTTTTCTTTCATAACAGATAACCATGAACCATAGTTATCAATCCCTCTGTCAAAGTAGATTTCAAAATCGGCTGCTCTCAAAGGAGGTCCCATTCTGTTTTTTACTACTTGACAACGAACTTTCATTCCCACTGTCTTATCCTTACCATTTACCTTCATCTTGATTTGTCCCATATTCTTCAACCTTAATCTTACAGATGCGTGAAAAGCAAGAGCTTTACCACCACTTGTAGTCCAAGGGTCTCCGAACATAGCATTCATCTTCTGTCTTAATTGGTTAGTGAATACTAATGAGATTTTCTGTCTACCAATCATATTGGTAATCTTTCTCATCGCCTTCGAGATAATAATAGCTTTATCAGTAGCATATCCATCTTTCTTATAATCGGATGCTAATTCATTAGTTGTAGAAGCAGCCGCAACTGAATCTACTACTATTGTTACTATTTTATCTTTCGAAGTTTCTCTAACTTTCTCAATGATAGTTTCTGTGAAATCAAAGATTTGTTCAACCGAATCTGCGGTTACATAAAGAAGTTTAGAAACGTCAACACCGATTGCTTCTAAAAATTCTCTACTTACTGCAGTTTCTGTATCAATAAGAACAGCAACACCACCTTGTTTCTGTGTTTCCGCAAGGAGGTGTGCTGATACTAATGATTTTCCTGATTGTTCTAATCCTGTGATTTCAGTTATTCTACCAACAGGCAAACCACCATAAGGACGATTGGAAACAGCTACATCCAACATTGCACATCCGGTTGATATCCACCCATCTACATTTGTAGGAGCTTCATCATCATTAAGAAAAAATGCTACTTTGGAATCTTTCGATTGTTTGTTCAACTCACCTGCTAGAATATCAGCCAGGTCAAGCTCTTTTACTGCTTTCTTTTTCGCCATTAAATTGGTTTTTAGTTGTTAAATAAGTCATCAAATGCCGCAGCTACATCATCAGTTTTCTTTGCTGATTCAGTTGTAGTTGGTGCAGTTTGTGTTGGTTGAGATGGAGTACTTTGAGATAAAGTACTTTGAGATACAGTTTCCTTCTCACCCTCACCACTTGGATTTAACCATCCTTCTAATACTGATTTTAATTCATCATAAGATAATTCAGAATATAAATCTGTAATTTCAGTTTGTGATTCCAAGAATTGAGTTACTTTCGCTTCATCTTCAGTTACTGCAGATGCATTTGGTTTAACTCTAATAGTAGTAGTTGGATAAGTAGTTCCAGCTTCTTCTGCTGATTTGTACTCGATTGTTAAATCTCTACCACTAGTTGGGTCTGTGATATCTCCGTAATCTGGGTCAGCAATGTATCCAAGAATTTCTTGATATACTGTTTTACCGAATCCCCAAAAACGAACTCCTTCACCTTCTTCACCTCTCACAACAACAGGTACAAAAGTACGAAGTTTTGGCTCCATAGCTTTCGCTGCTTTCCAATCTTCTTTATCTCCCATTCTTTTTAGTTTATCCGCAAACTCTACAATAGGGTCTGGTCTACCAAATGATTGTGGTGATAAATAAGTTTTGTTGTTAATGTTGTAGTGAAAGTACAGTTCAATAAATGGATTATCCTTTTCGAATTGATAAGGAACTATTCTCACTTGGTGTTTACCAGGTGTTGGTTTCCATAATGAATCTGATTTACGTTGTGTGTTTTGTAGTTTGTTCAGTCTACCTCTGATTGCGTTAATGTCTAAAGCCATGATTTTTACCTTTTAGTGTTAATTATTAATTGTTTAAGTTTAAAGTTTTGAGTGCTAAACTAGTAACACTCGGTGTATATATAAATATAAAGAAACCTCAAAAAACACCGAATTTTTTTGGTTACTTATTAACAATTTACTTAGCCCATTTATCTCTTT